GTCTACCCAACTCTGGGCCCCTAATGGGGCAGTGAAGAACGAGGTACAGAAGTTTGTAAAATCTGTACGCTTGGACTCACGTTTCTCGAATGGATAGAGATAAAAGAGTCTGCTCGTTTCCGTTCCTTTGAGGTAGCACTTCAAAAATTATCGCGAAGTGGCCTCGCTGGAGCCAGGAGATCGGCGCTCCTCTGGAGAGGGGAGCGTCTCGTTCGGGATTCCGTTAAGATTCGGATCTCGAGCAAACATCCTTCTTGTGTGTATTTTGAGCCAACGGCTTTTACCAAAGAATATACCTCACTAATGAAGAAGAAATTCCCGAAACGGAGCTATTCCGTAAAGAGAATTAATCTATCTGAAGCGAAGATCATTCTACGGTCGAAGTCGTTTTCGTGGCCAGAGAAACTCCAACTTTTCACTCATTTTTCCGGCGAAAACAGGTTTACATATATTAATGAACCTGCAATCGTTTCGCATTCATTGGGCCTATCTCGGGCGGTGATGTTGACGACAGAACTTAGTCGTCAACCGTTAACCGTCCGGTCATGGCTTAGGAATACGCAATATGGGCCCACCTACACGGTGAAGCCTGGGAAATGTGAAAGGTATGGAGAGGTTTCTCTCCTACGATTAGCTTTATTTTTACATTACTTGAAGGAATTGAGGAAACCATTGGTTCGATCAAAGAGATCGTCCGGATACCGACCCATACTTTTCGAGTCGGAGATTGCTAAGGTTATAAAGTTTTCCTTAGCCCGGAGGTTTTCTGTCGAAGCCAATCAAGAACTGCCGATTGGGGGAGGGTATATTGAACTTTTCCCGCCTCATATAGGAAACTTTAAGTTTTCCGATAGGGCTCAGAGGATAAGATTCTTTTTTTCCCTTCTCCAATCCAAGTCACTGTGCCATCCCGTCTCCGAAGAATTTATCACGGAGGCGCTGAATTCTCATTTCGACCGACTATGCGGTCCCGAGGAACAAGTTCCTCGGGCACCTCCTGACTTTTTAAAACAGTGTCAGGAAGTCGGTAGGGAATTCGGCAGAAGAGTGGCACGCCATTACAACCCACATGTCACTAAAGAACCGTCACATAAGGCAACCGAGAGTTCCCCTCGCAAACGCGATGGTGTTCCCTTCGGTGCTAAGGGGGAGTTGATAGAGAAGAAGATCTTGGTAGATCATCGTACACTTCAGTTACCCCGAGTTGAGCCTTTGGTTCTTGGCTTATTTGGACCACCTGGATCCGGAAAGAGTACCCTACTCAGCAAGATCGTCTTGCAGTTGAAGGAATTTTTCCAACTTCCCGATCTTCCGTTTGAGGATTTCGTCTATTATAGAAACCCTCATACGGATCATTGGGATGGATATCGTGGTCAAATAGTGGTTGTAATGGACGACTTTGCGCAGGATTCTCTGAAATGTCCTGATCTTTTACAGTTTGATCAGATAGTTTCAGAGGCGGAGTGTATTTTACCTATGGCCGATCTAGACGATAAGGGGATCAAATTCACATCACGTGTAATTTTGATTACCTCGAATTTGAAGTTCGGTCAGATGGTAACTGCTTCTGGTGATCCAGCGGTCGTACAGATGAGTTCCGTATGGCGGCGTGTTCACCTTCCGTTTAATGTATTATCGAGACGGAATCCAATCCGTGACGTGTCGGAAAATTCAGAGAAGTTTCTCTCAATAGAACGACAGATATCAAAAATTCTCCCGAATTATGATTGTCAACTTGCGGATTGGAAGGAGCACTGGATGGGTGACGAGGAGAGACAGAAAAGTGTTACTACGGGGTATGGAAAGGCAGGTGTAAGGTACACTACCATTCCATCTTCCGAGCATAATCTAATCTCAGATCTCCTACATGGATTGACAAAATGTCAGGACTTGATTTTTGCAAAATCCGGTCTATGGTATCAGAATATTACCTGTGGGGAGCTAGAAGTTAAGTCTTCCGTCCCCCGAATTGTTCGTCCACGGACGGACAAGGCAATATTCCGAGATTGTCTTTTCCCTGCGTCACCCTCTCAAATACACCCATCCTGTAAGGTGGTTGGAATTTCTGAACCACTAAAGGTTCGCGTCATTACGGCTGGCTCGGCTGAATCGAGGTGTTTAAAGCCTCTTCAGTTGGCCATGCACCGAGCTCTTCGCTCCTATCCCGAATTTCGTTTAACCGGGGGGAGCGAGGAAACTAATCTCTCTCGCTATGAGTCCTCAAAAGAACAACTTGAGGCTATCGAGAGGGAGATGCAACGGATTTGCATGAGGTATCCCCAAGACAAATATGTTATGTTGTCTGGAGATTACACGAATGCAACTGACGCTTTCCTTATGGAGGTCACAAGCTGTCTAATTGAGTCCATCCTGGAGTCGATTTCCCATCAACCCACCAAAGAGTGGGCTAGGTGGGAATTAGGTCCAAAGGAGCTACGTTACCCCCAGGGGTTCCGTGGCACGCAAACTCGTGGACAGCTTATGGGTTCCATTCTTAGTTTTCCACTTCTTTGTCTGGCAAATAAGGCTCTTTGTTTGTGGTCGGGATTCCCAGCGGATTCCTTCATTATAAACGGAGATGACCTATTTGCCAAGGTAGAGGAGGAGAAAGTTAAGACGTGGTTTCAGAAGGGAAGTCAGGTTGGACTGGAGCCTACGATCGGTAAGACATATGTTGATTCAGAATTTGGAACTCTGAATTCCCAGCTGTTTTACCGTCCATCATGCCCTTCCAACACTGATGACCCGCTGGGCATTTCTTCAAAAGGAGACCTTCTCCATACGGGGAAATTATCACTAATTCCCCGTGGAGATAAGGTTCTTGGAGAGACATTCCGGGAACTTCAAAAACTATTCCCTGAATGTCCCTCGCCCCTTTTGAAGGAAATATATGTCACAGCCAATTCCAACCAGCTTAGGCAGTTGGTTTCCTCATTGAATGTATCTTATAGATGGGGCGGCCTTGGACAGAAATTTTTTGGCCAGTTTGACGAGAAGCTTGCGAAGCAAGTTTATTTCGTCCGACTGTACCGGAAGTGTGCTGCCAAGGCCATCCCACTCTCAGGGACTTCCTACCACCTGCTATCCTTACCCGTCATGTTCAACTTTGGTTTTGAGCTAACAAGGGAAAAGTTGGAGTTCTTTAAAGAGAACTCAGCTGTCTCCGTTTGTTCGCTCGTAAACCACTATCGGGCATTACGGGGTATGGATGCAGAACCAGATGACGTCGAAGAATTGACACGGTCCGAGTTTCACAACTCATGGACCAAGTTGATTTCTCTCTGTCCCTGGTTGGAGGAAGTCTGTTGCGATAAAAGTGTCCGTTTGATAACGTTCCCGCCCCTGGATAACATCTTTCGGGGCTATACGTTGGTCAGGTCGACACGCATCGCTGATGCCAAGAAAGCGATTTTGAATCGGCTATTTGCGAAGGAACAACTTTTTGATATAGATGTTCCTATCACAGATGACGATTTAGATCCGGTCTGGAATATCCCTGTATTGGGTGCCCAGATTTGGGATCGACTTTCTAGTTTTATCCCTGAAGAAG